AGCGAAGAGTGCTCCTACATCCAACTCGTCAGGATTATCGAACACTACTAAACGAGTCCAATGCAATTTGTTCATTGCGGTAGGATTACCGGACCCGAAAGTCTCCCCACTAATCTGAACATAACTTCCGGGGATTTGTAGATTGCTCCCATATTCCATTCTTTCACCGTATATCACTTCCATCAAATCAACTGTGCTATGCAAAAATCCGGGAAGATCTAGAAGATTCCCGGGGTCTAATTCAGTGTCGGTCAATCTTCTAGTAGTAATGAAATCAAACTCATATATCTTCAGCATGCCCGTTGAGACAACCGTTTTTAGGGGAATCATTTGTTTTTGAATATCTATGCCTTGAACAAATGTAGTCAGTTCTTGAGCTGACCATCCTGAAAGGTCAATATAACTGCGAAAGGCAATATCCAGATGTGCCGGACTGTCATTGACTATAACCCAACCATTAGTGACTGTGCTTCCTTCTGCTCGATGGATCGCGTTGGTGGCTGGTATCTGCTTGTAGAGTTGATGCGCCTTCGGTTCTTTCGCTTTTGCCATTACTTCATCGCCTTCCTTGTTGCTGCATGTGCCTTCTTCGCTAGGGCGGCGAAGGATGTGCGTGGATGCTTCTTCTTCAGACGTCTGTATTCCTTGGCATACCGCTTGTTGTAGGCACTCGCCTTGCGCTTCTTTTTCTTTAGTTTGGGAGCGGCTCTCTCAGCGGCTCCTTCAGCAGCAGGGATGAATCCTCCTGCTGCTATCCATCCAGCAGCGAATCCGCGTTCCCAATCATCAGTAGGCATTCAGCCCACCTCAATCGTTTGAGACCCCAGTAATTGCGATGGCCATCCAATCTTTGGTCGAAAGTCGTACCACTCGGGCCTTGATTCTGCAGGTCATAAAGACGGCTGTGACCGATGGAGCCGCATTTCCGTCAATTCCAGCCACCACATACAACTGGTCATTCACTACAATTCTGGATTGATCCAACTTGCCATAGGTGTCGGGCCAGAAGTCCTGACTCTCTGTTGAGGAGTTGTTGCCTTGGTCGATGTCCATATGAGCCGATGAAATCAAGTTGTTGTCGTCTGCTCGAACAAAGGCATTACCGGGATTCAGGTCGGAGAGTTGAACATTCAATGCGGAGTCTGATGCAGCGACTTGAGATATGGTCCCACTGAAATCTGTGCCGACCTGGGTTATCCAGTCGATCTCTTCGATCGAAAGTCCCTGCTGGTCTCCAACATCGACCAGTCCGCCAATATCAATAGTGGATGATACACGAGTTCCAGAAGCCGATAAGGCCGGGATCTCCACGGTTTCGTTCAGGTAGAAGGTGCTTGTCTTACTCGTGGCCATCCCTCCGCGTACGCGTACTCGGTATATAATCTATAGATTCGGGCGGAAATGGGCGCTTGCGTCCATTCTGCGCCCTATCTTCTTGTCTAACCTCAGTGTGCCAACGCCCAGCACCCGCTAACCTTGGACTACACGCAAGCCGCACTGAGCAACGTAAGGTAGCCATCGGTTACTTAATCTCGCCTCTCTTGATCGATCGTTAGTAGGATTTAATAAGAAGAACCCCCTAGCCGTAGTATGGAGATAGGAAAGTGTACGTGTGCTGTTTATTCTGGTGGCTTCTTATACCGATGTGCACATTGTTGGAAAAGGATGAGTGATTGAATGCCAGTAGTGAGTTTGAACCTGACAGAGCAAGCGTATCGTGCCTACATACAGGTCCCTAGAGGCCGTAGGAGCCAAGTATTCAGTGCGATCATAGAGAAGAGGGACTTGAATCAGAAGATGAAGGGAGAAGGTCTCCTGGCTGATATGGGATTCACGACAGTTGGTGAAGCGATCCATGAACAAACGGTCATCATCAAGCGTCAAATGAAAGTGATTGAACAACTTCAAGCCAATCTGTTTGAAGCGACAGGAGGCTGATTGAATGACGATCTGTGAGAAGTGCGCCAAGGTCATCGAGGACACTGTGGTAATAGTGAATCTATCAACGGGTCAAGAATTTGTTTGTCTCCCGTGTTGGGAGGATTTCAAATCATTCCACTTGAAGTTTGAAAAAGGGCAGCAATCCTTGGACGAATACACACGAAAGTCCTAGACTATTGAACTCGAGGAATTCGAATTCGGATTCAAAAAATTCCTTCGAGAGAATTCCTCGAGTTGGACATCCTAGACTACCGTGCCCATACTCATCATGAACGGATTCATTTCAAGCCCTCCGAACCATCGGGGATCCCCAGCCATAGTGGGGGCATCAGGGCCAACCAGTCCTACTTTCTGCTGAGCAGCGACGATGACCCCCGAGATTACTCCGGCAGTAGCTAGGACACCAACACCAACTGCCAGCGGGGGTGCTGCTATTGTGGCTCCCACTCCGATTCGGGTTCCCACCCTCACCACTGCCGGTCTCGCCCAAACAATAGCAGGAAGCATCAACCTAGACCAAGTAGTACGCGCTGTGAATGACAGCCCTGACCACGCTACTTTCCCACTTCCTTTTGCTATCCCCCACGACATCTCCCTTGACCAACCACCTATGGCATCCAAGAACCGATTACCTCCCAGAGTGACCAACCAAAGCCAACCCACCGTACCGAGTACTCTTCTGGGACTGCTAGCCCACCATATGCCGAAGCCGATACCCCGGTCGGTTAGAAAACTCATCAGACATCCGCCTGGTCTTGAAGCACATACGACCTGCGTAGGCGTTCCATCCAGACAAGGTCTTTCTCTTCGACTGTCAGTGCTTGGACAATCAAGTTGGTAGCGAAGAGTGCTCCTACATCCAACTCGTCAGGATTATCGAACACTACTAAACGAGTCCAATGCAATTTGTTCATTGCGGTAGGATTACCGGACCCGAAAGTCTCCCCACTAATCTGAACATAACTTCCGGGGATTTGTAGATT